AGATTTTTATGAATCGTGTGACAAAAGACATAGATTATCACGTTATGGAAATGACTATATAGCTACACTTTGCATTAAACTATAATGTTATAGAACATACTTTGGGAGAATAGCCCATTTTATTTTCCTTAAGGGTTAAAATCTAAAAATTAGAATTTTGTAATTAATAGAAATTAATGTTTTTAATAAAATAAAAAAAGAGGAAACTTATGGATTTTAGTAAACTTTATGAAGAAATGATTCAGCATAAAAATGAAGAACAGGCTCAAAAAATGTCAAAATATATGCTCAATAAATTTGAACATATAGGGATCAAGACGCCTGAAAGACGGAAAATATTTAAAAATTTTTTTAAGGAATACAAGAATGAAGAAAAAATTGACTGGGAATTTGTAAATAAATGTTGGGAAAATGAGTACAGGGAATTTCAGTATGTTGGAGCAGATTACCTAAAGAATATGAAAGATAAGTTGACAATAGATGATATTCCCAAGTTTAAACGGTTAATCTTGGAAAAATCGTGGTGGGATACGATAGACAATTTAGATATGACAATAGGAGCTTTGGCATTAAAAGATTCAAATGTGAATAAAATATTGCTAGAATGGAGTCTTGATGAAAATATTTGGCTTAGAAGAATTGCCATTGACCATCAGCTTCTGAGAAAAGATAAGACAAATACGGAATTACTGTCAAAAATTTTGAAAAATAATTTGGGACAGACGGAATTTTTTATTAATAAGGCGATAGGCTGGGCATTGAGAGATTATAGCAAGACTAATCCTGAGTGGGTAAGAAATTTTATTGAGGAAAATAGGGAAAATATGGCAAAATTAAGTATTAAAGAAGCTAGTAAGTATTTGTAAGTATTAAAGCAAAAAATATCGAAAGGATTTAGTGAATTATGAAAAAAATACTAATAATAACGGGAACGGCTTTAGTTCTTTCATCTTGTGGAGTTGTTGGAGCGGCAGGAAGTATTGCTGGAGGGACAATTAAAGCGGCTGGAACTGTTACTGGTGCCGTAATTAAGACAACTGGAAATATTATCGGTGGGATAATTGGCGGAAATGATGGAGAAATTAATGCGAAAGGCGTTAAGTATAAATTTTCTAAGGCGAAAGTTGAAAATGATGGGAATATGACGATTGTAACAGGAGTTTTGACAAATACTGGAAGCAGAAAGGAAAATGTTAGAATTGAAATACCTTGCTTTGATAAAAAAGGGAAAAGTGTTGGAGATGCTGTAGACAGTACAGATTCTATTGATAAAAATAAAAAATGGGAGTTTAGGGCGGTTTTAAATTCAGGAGATGTAAAGGCGTGTAAAGTGAAAGATGCTTATGTAAATGCACAATAAATTTGATAATAACATCTTATACTAAACCCCGTTTAAATAACGAATTTATTATAAACTTTTCTAATATTTCTAATAAAGGATATAAACCTAATATTTTAAAATAATTAAAATATAATTTTCGCTTTTTAAACGGAGAGGAGAATAGTATAATATGAAAAAATATTTATTAATCAAAATATCTAAAAAATAAAATTCAAAAATATATAAAATATATAGTTACATTAAAAAGAAATATTTGCAAATATTTTTAAAAAGTGTATAATATATACATATAAAATTTAGGAGGATAAAAAATGGCAGGAAATATTTTAGGAACAACAGTTTATTATGATGCTGATTGTGATTTGAGTAAATTGGAAGGTAAAAAAATTACTGTATTAGGGTATGGTTCGCAAGGGCATGCACATTCTTTAAATTTGAGAGAAGGTGGATTTGATGTAACTGTTGGACTTAGAAAAGGTTCAAAATCTTGGGATGAGGCTACTGAAGCAGGATTTACAGTAAAAGAAACAGCAGATGCTGTAAAAGGTGCGGATATAGTTATGATTTTGATTCCAGATGAAATTCAAGCTGATGTATATGCGGCTGATATTGCACCAAACTTGAAAGAAGGAGCTTACATCGCATTTGGACACGGATTTAACATTCACTTTGAAAAAATTGTTCCAAGAGAAGATATAAGCGTATTCATGGTTGCACCAAAAGGACCTGGACACTTGGTAAGAAGAACTTTCCAAGAAGGAAGCGGAGTACCTTGTCTAGTGGCAGTGTACAAAGATCCAGCAGGAGATGCTATGGAAGTTGCCAAAGCATGGGCATCAGCTATTGGTGGAGGAAGATCAGGAATTCTTGAAACTACATTCAAACAAGAAACAGAAACAGATTTATTTGGTGAACAAGCTGTATTATGTGGTGGAGTAGTAGAACTTATGAAAGTAGGATTTGAAGTATTGACAGAAGCTGGATACGATCCTGTAAATGCTTACTTTGAATGTTTACACGAAATGAAACTTATTGTAGATTTAATTTATGAAGGTGGATTAGCAACAATGAGAAGTTCAATTTCAAACACTGCTGAATACGGAGATTACATTACAGGACCAAAAATTATAACTGCTGAAACAAAAGAAGCTATGAGAGGTGTTTTAAAAGATATTCAAGATGGTAAATTTGCAAACGACTTCTTAGCTGACTCGAAAGCAGGACAACCATTCTTGAAAGAAAAAAGAGCAGAATTTGCAAATCATCCAGTAGAAAAAGTTGGAGCAGAATTAAGAAAACTTATGCCTTGGATTAAAAAATAAAATTATCTCAAAACCTTTAAAAATAATTGTTTAAAGCGATTTATAAAATGGCAAAATCAGTAAAATATCAGTAAATCATAAAACACTCTAAATTAGGGTGTTTTATTTTTTTCTAATTTATTCAGCGTGTCCAACATCTTTTCGTCTGAATCTTTATATAAATGTGAGTAAGTATTAAGTGTCATTTGTATATTTTCGTGTCCTAATCGTTTGGAAATTGCAACTATATTTTCGTTTAAATTTACAAGCATAGTTGCATGAGAATGTCTTAAATCGTGTAAAGTTAGTCTATGTACTCCTGCTTTTTTTATGTATTCTTCAAATTTTTTTCTTATTCGTGAGCGCGAGGGAAGGAATTGGAAAATTCTTAATCTAGGACTGGGTTTAAAAATTCCTTTTATATAATCGCCAAGTAAATTGATTATATCATCAGTCAATTTAATTTTTCTGATACTGCTTTCGGTTTTCGGACTTGTTACAATATCTTTTTTATTGAGTCTAGTAAAAGTCTTATCAATATTTAAAATTTTATTTTGAAAATCTATATCTCTAATCGTTAAAGCCAATGCTTCACCTGTTCTCATACCAGTCCAAAATAATAATTTAAAAAATACATAAAGGTTTTCATCATCAACTGTTTCAATAAATTTGTTAAAATCATCTAAAGTCCAAACATTTATTTCTTTTATAGTTTTTCTTGAGCCAACCATTTCTACCTTTGTCATTGGAGAACTTGGTAAATCATAATATCTCACAGCAAAATTGAAAATAGCCTTTAGTTGATTTTCCATAAAACGCATATAATTTTTAGATAAATTTTTAAGTAATATCTCATTTTGGAACTTTCTTATTAAAGTTGGAGATATTTCATTAATCGGATATTTTCCAAAAAATGGAATTATATATTTTTTTATAACAACAATTTTAGAAGATAAACTGGTTTCTTTCAATCTTAATTTAATGTCATCAAAATAAATCTCACAAAGACTTTCAAAAAGCATATTTCCAGAAGAGGAAAGTTTTTTAAAAATTTTACTTTCCCATTCCATTGCATCTTTTTTCTTGATAAAATTTGTTTTGTATTTTGTACAAATTTCCTTTGTTATAGGATTCACATATTTTACTTCAGCAGTCCATTTCTTTTCGTTTTTTCGTTTGTAAACAGACATATAAATACCTCCTAAGCAATTTTGTAACGTTCGTTGAAATATTCAATCGCCACTTTTCCACGTTGCACACGTATCCCTTTTTGCTTTAATTCCTCATTTAACTCCCTAATCACTTTATATGCTTGACTTAAACTTATTTCTAGTATTTTCATAATATCTTTGGCATTATAAAAATATTTTTTTATCTTCATTATTCCTCCATTTCTGTCATATCAAAATAATTCGATATAACACATTCCTTTAAAACATGTTTAGCAGTTTCCTCAAATGTCAAACTGCTAAAACTTTCATCTTTTATTATTTCTTCTGCCTTTTCCTCTGTATAACCGTAATCGTCGACTAAATCTATGACTTCAGCATTTGTAGAACGGAAATTTGCGTTACTGTTTACAAAAAAATTTACTTTGTATTTGCTCATTTGCTTTCCTCCAACAAGTTTTTGTTTTCATAAATATTTCCAATTACCCACCAACCATCTATTATCGTATTTTCAGGTTGTAAAATCGGAATATTATGTGCTTTTATCAATTCTTGTGTAAATTCTTTGCATTCGTCTATTTCATAATCGTCATTTTCCAAAAGGCGACCATCTATTATTTTGAAACCATTTAATATGCCGCTGTATTCTCTATCATCATTTCCAAAACCTATTAATTGCAGAAAAATTCCGTTTTCGTTCGATGATAATAAAATATCCCCCTCATAAATTTCTTTGCCATTTTTATCTTTTACTCCTGTATATTGCATTAAGTCTTGCATTCTGAAAAGGCGAAATGTTCCATTCTCCTTAACTGATATTTCTTTATTTTCCAAGTGCAACGATGAAACTTTCATCATTTTTTCGTTTTCTTTATCCCAAGCTCTAAATTTTATTTCTCTCATTTTAATCCTCCTGTTTTGTTTTAAAGTATCCTTATTCAAATTCAATCTTTATTTTTTTTATCTTTTCTTTAATCTCATTCAATTCTTTTTCATCTTTTAGTAAGATAGCATTTACTGTTTCTAATATAAGAAAAACATCATTTTCATCTTCAAATGTCAGTTCTTCCACATCGTAACTATTTTCTTTTTTTTCTCCGAAATATATTTGAATATGATTCGGTTTCATATCAGAATTTTTAAATCTTGACTTTTTTTCTTTTTCTTTTCTCAATCTAAATATTTCATCAAGTTTTTCTTTATCCTTTGTATTCATTTAAATTACTCCCATCTATAACTAAAATGGAAAACTTTCGTCCTCATCGTCCTCATAGTTATTTCTATTATTATTTTGACTATTTCCACTATTTTTATTATCAACAAATTCAAAACTAAAAACTTGAACTTTTGTTGATTTTCTCTTTTCTCCATTCTGCTCATAACTGCTTACGCTCAAACGTCCTTGTATCAATATCCTGTTACCCTTTCTAAAATATTCAGCAATTGTTTCTGCTGTTTTTTCCCATACGATGCAGTCAATAAATTCAGCTTCATCTTTTGTTTTCTGCACAGCTAGTGTAAAAGTTGTGTACGCTTTTCCTCCTGAAGTGTATTTTAATTCAGGGTCTCTTGCCATTCTTCCAAGTAGTATTACTAAATTTGCCATATTTTTCCTCTTTCTTCTTTTATAATTTTTGAAATTAAACTTGAGTCACAACCATATTCTTTTGCTATATTTTTTTGAGTTTTCATATTTGAAATTTCTAAAATCTTTTTCCTATCAATTTCATATTTTTTAAATTTTAAAATTTTCAACCCATATTCCTTCATCCGATTTCTTATTATTGTCGGTGTTGTATTAAGAAAATTAGCAATTTTAACAGCAGAATTTTTTTGTTTATAATGTAAAGCTATTAAAATGCTTTTTGATATATATACTTTTCTTTTTATTCCAATTTTTACTGCATGTTGTACATTTTCTTGATGTGTACACCATTCTAAATTATCACAACTATTATCTAATTTATTTCCATTTTTGTGATTTACAATATTTTTACCTTCAACTGATTGTAAAAAAGCTTCTGCAACTAATCTATGAATTCTTTTACTCTTTTTTATTTTATTTTTTATAAGTTCTACCTTTTTATACCCAGTAGTTGTAAATGATTGTTTCAAAATCCTACCTTTCTTTAAATAATACCCTTTTCCATTAAAAACATAGTTATCTCGGCTTTTTATTCTGCCTAAATTACTTACTAGATATAATGTTTCGTAATTCTTCACTGGTTTCCAAATTTCAACATTGTTCATAGTCTACGCTCCTTTCTTTAGTTCGCTTGCTATTTTTTTATAAATAATTTTTATTTCGCTCAGATTCAGCTTGTCCAAGTCGAGCAAGTCCATATTGTTCAAAACGGATTCCTGCTTATCTTCATCTATCCTTGAGATGTTGTCCACTATCCATTTTATACATTTTTCTTTTTTTTCTTTTTCTTCATCCAAATAAGCCAGATCCTCCCCAACGTACAATGATAATCCAAATCCAGAAATCATAGCAAAAAGTTTAGCGAACCCTCTCATCTGAGAAGTGTTTATCTGAAACGGATTAGGATTTTGTATAGGTTTATTGTAATGGTCTATTATTGGGAAAAAATGTTGCTCTGTCTGTCCTAAAAAAGTCATCTCTAATAGCAAAAATCCATTATGAATAAAGCTTCCGTTATCATTTTTTATTATTCTCCATGTACATTTTTCATCAAAAATTTTTGCTAATTTTTGAGCATAAGCCCAACTTAAATAATCAAATTTCCCTTTTTTTTCAACCATTCCTAATTTTTTCACATCATAATTATATCTATCTTCAAATGTTTTCAAATCTTTAATGTTCATTTGCCACATCTCCTTTTTCATAATACCTGAACATTTGTTCCATCTGCTGTTCATCATATTTATCATTTTCTTCTTTTATTTCCTTGTTAAGTTCCTGCAAATTTTTAGCTGCATTTTCGAAATAATCGAGGCTTGCGTTCTGCTGTCTTATATAGTCATCAAACATTATCTTTTCCTCCAGCTCCAATTTTGTTTTCTCTTATTTTCTAAAATCTCTAATTATTCTAGGGCACCACCACAGCAGCATAGCTATCAAAAATGGAAATGCCACATTGCCTCCTGCTATCCAATGCCCTTTAACTCTAATTACTTCAATCTGCATTAGAGCAGTTGTTAATGTTAGAATTATCCACTTTATCAAGTTTTTCACTGTCAGCATTTTCTTCCTCCGTTTCCTTAATTTCTTGCTTGTCCATTTCTTTTTCCAGTTGATCCCTTATTGTCATTATTCCTCCTTAATTTCATAATTTACTATTTTAAATTTATTTTTATTTGTTATCTTTTTAAATTTAACTTTGATTATATTTCTATCTTTTGTTTCAAGTTTTAGTATTCTTTTATTCCTGTCAAGTGTATAAGCCTCAACAGAATAATATTTTCTGAAAATTGATTTTACTTTTTTGGCAATCTGTATTAATTCAGTTGCTTTTAAGCTGTTCAATTCTTTCATTAATTTTTCATTCGTTTTAATCATCCTCCTAAAAATTTTGACTGTCCCTAATCAGCAATATTCGACCTGCTTCAAATGTTTTAGATAAGCCCTTTTGTTACTCGAGAAATGTTCTTTGACGCTGATTAAGAATTTTGTATTAACTTAATTGTGCTATCTATCTAAGAAATATAAAATTTAATAAACTAAGAAAGGAGTTTGGCTATTAAAATTGCCAGTTTTTCTGCATACCTCAAGCAGTGTACTGTGTGTACAGTATGCAGAGGTTAATAGATAGCACGATTAAATCAACACAAATGGCTGATTTAAATTGATTATAGATTGTTAATGTCCTAAAAGTTTGCGTTTTTCATTTCAGCTATGCCCAAAGTCCATTTTAATGCTCCTATTTTAGCTTCTAGAAAACGGCTGGAAAGTCCTGTCTTTGATTTTATTTGTCTGTTTTCCTGATTAAGCTTTTCTATTTTTTCTTCAATTTCTTCTTTAGTTTTCATAACTCCCTGTTCAGATTTTGTAGTTTTTTCTTTTTCTCCGAGTACTACCACTTCTAAAACTCTAGCGTACTCTTTGAGTTCGTCAAAACTCATATCTTCTAATTGTCTCTCTTGTATTTCCATCTTATTTCCTCCTGAATTTTATTAATATCTTATCCAAACCCACTGCAATATTTACAATGAGCTTGGTAAAACATCAATTTATTTCCAGTTTGGATCAAAGATTAGTGTCTGTGGTTGTTTTTTGTTAAATAGTCTTTTGATTCTGTTTTTCAATTTCTTAGCTTCTCTTTCCTTTTTCACTTTCTCGTTGTTGCTGTTTACTAATGTTACTGCTTCAAATTTCATTTTATATTCCTCCTACATTAAATTATTTTTATACAAAATAGCCACCATTTCATCACGTATCATATCGCATTCCTTGTCAAGCTCTTCCTCTTGTTCATCTGAATAATCAGGATTTTTCTTTTCCCAGTCTTCCCAAGCCTTTGCGTCTTCAATGTAATCTAGCACAAGTCTTTCAAATGGTTCAAAATCAAAATCTTTTTCTTCGTATCTTGAAATCAAGTAATTGTGCAGTTCTTCTAATGAAATATATCGCAATCGATTTTCATATTTTGCTTTAAATTCTTTAAATTCATTTTCAAGAAACTTACAGAACTCTTGATACTCTTCTATCGCTTTATCTTCTTCGGCGCATAAACGGTCCCACGCTAAGTCTCTTGCTCTTTCTGCTCCTTCTGCGAATTTTAATGCTTCACTGTAGCTCATTTTATTCAACTCCTTTTGTTGACTTTTTTCTACAATTAGGGTAAAAAAATATTGTCAAATCTCTTTTGTTGACTTTATTATACAATATTAGTTTATAAAAGTCAACACTTTTTTTAAAAAAAGTATAAAAAATTATACAAAAATGTGGTAACATATTATAAATACTAGGAGAGTGAATTTTATGAAAGACTTAAAAGAATTATTTAAAATATTAAAAGACAGAAGAATTGAAAAAGGTTATTCATTACGACAAGTAGAAACTTTACTGCAAGGAAAAGGAGTAAAATATACTTTTACTGCTATACAAAAACTAGAACAAGGTGAGCAAGATACAATAGATATTAATTTATTGACAGCTTTTTCAAAAATTTATAATTTAGATTATTTGAAAATGTTAGAATTAGCCGGTTTAGATGAAAAGCTTTTAAGTAAAAATAAAACTTTTAAAAAACAAGAAAGCAACGTATCTGATGAGATATTTACAAGTTTTATTCAAATACCAATATACGGAATGGCAAGTGCAGGAAACGGATTAATTGAAGTAGATAATAATATTGAAGATATAGAATACATTAGTATCCCGAATATAAATAAAAACGTAAAAAAAAGAGATTTTGCCTGCAGAGTCAGAGGAGACAGCATGGAACCTTATTATCACGATGGAGATATAATAGTTATTGATGTTGTTGATAGTATAGATATAAGATCGTTAAACGGACAGGAAGCATTAATTTATCAGGAAGATTCTAAATATTTGAAAAGAGTATTTTTTGAGGAAGGGACAGGTAATTTGATATTAAAATCTTATAATCCAGCCTATGCTGATTATATAATCCCGAATCACGAACTCGATAAAGTTGAGTGTAAAGGAGTTATTAGTATGGTCATAAGTATGAGAAATAGAAAGTTTATGTTTTAGGAACAAAAAAGCATTGATGAGACTGGCGGAGTTGAAAAACAGATTTGAGAAATAATTTAAAAAAATGACAAAAAAGTGTTGACAAAAGAGAAAAAATAGCTTATAATAGTTATAGGACAGTGGGGAATCTTGAGGAAACTCCGCCAAATTAAGCCTGCTATTAAAAGTTAGCCGGGCTTTTTTTGTTGGAAAGGAAAAAAATGTCAAAACCATTCAAGACAGTTGAAGAACAAATAGGAATATTAAAAAGTAGAGGATTGATAATAAAAGATGAGGAAAAAGCCTTGTTTTTTTTAAAAAATAACAATTATTATGAATTGATAAACGGATATAAAGATTTTTTCATTGATAAAGATAAAACAAAGCAAGAAAAAAAAGATGTATATAGAAATGATGTTACTTTTGAAGACGTTGTATCATTATATGAATTTGATTTTGAAATTAGGTCAATAATATTAAAAGGCATATTAAAAATAGAAAATATAATAAAAACTAAATTAGCATATTATTTTTCTGAAAAATACAATCAGGAATATAATTACTTAAATATACATAATTATAACGATAAGATAAAATCTGTGAAGATGATAGCAGATATTTCTAATATTATAAAAGTTAATATGGTTAATAGTAAAAACGAGGATATGAAAAAAATATTGGAATATTATTTAGAAAAACACCAAAATATTCCATTGTGGGTACTGATAAAAAAATTCACTTTTGGAAAATTATCAAAATTTTATTCAGCTTTAACAGAAGAAATACAACTTAAAATATGTAATGATATAGAAGAATTTTATTTAAAAGAATATAACAAATCTATAAGTATGAACAACAAAACATTATCTCAAATGTTAGAATTTATAAATATCGTAAGGAATATATGTGCCCACAATGAAAAACTTTATAATATAAAATATAAGAAAATAAAAAACACTTCATATTCACATATAAGAAGAAACTGTCAAGGAAAATTTTTTGATATTATAATAATATTAAAAATCTTTTTATCAAAAAAAGAATTTGAAGAAAATGTAAAATTATTAGATAAAAATATAGAAAAACTGAAACAAGTAAATTCGTCTAAAATGTATGGAAATTTATTGAATCAAATGGGAATGCAATTTAGGTGGTATAGAGAATTGGGAGAGGTTATGGAATATAAGGAATTAGAAAAAGAAAAAATATTAATAAATGATAAAAATATGGAAAGAATTTTTATTTTTTTAGAAAAAGGGAGTAAAATTGATATAGAAAGAACGGTGCAGGAAATAGAAGAAAAATATTTAAAAAAACCTAATAGGCAAATTGTTATAGGCTATGATTTGCATAGTTATACAACTTTTGTTGTTTTCAAAAGAATAATACTTGATAATTTCTCAGAACAAAATAGAATAAAAAGAATTGAAGAGGAAAAAGATAGAGAATATTATTTTGAAGGATTCGACGAAGATTTTCTTGAGATTTTAAAAACAGAATTATAAAAAAATAAAAGGAAGCTGTAAAAGGCTTCTTTTTTGTTAAAAATTTTGTTGACTTTTTTCTACAAATAAATTATAATAATTTTGAGGTGGTGAAAAATGGATTTTAAAGACGTGAGAAAACTAATGATAGAAAAAGATGTAAAATATAAAGATATGGTAGGAAAAGTACCAGATACCAGAGGTGGTTTTTATAACACAAAGGCTGGATTAATAAGAGCTTTTAAATACTCAAAAAACAAATCTAAAAACTGTGATAGGGCAGTTAATTTTTTAATGCAAATTAAGTAGAAAAAAATATACAAAAACAAAACCCAAAAGAAAAGAAAGGAGGTGTGAGATGAAAAGATTTTTTAAATTAGGATTGCTATTTTCATTTAAAAGAGCTAATAGCGGCATTGCTGATTTTAAAGCTGACAAATTTTGAGACGGCTTTAATATTTAGCATATCACTATTAGCAAGCACAATTAATTTAAAACACAACAAAAACTTATTTTCTTTTGTTGAAAGAATTGTAAATGAGAAATAGGAGGTGTAAGAGTTTATGGAAAAAAAATTAATAAAAAAATGTTATGAAGAAATGTTAGTTTTTTTGAAAGATAACTTTGTTGAAAAGTCGGGAATAGAATCGCTGGAAGATGAAAATAATATTACTGATATTATACATATTTTTACCGCAATTAGGAAAAGTGAACATAGAGATCCTGTAAAAGAAGATGAAATAAAACAAGAGATTTATAGAAATTTATACATATGTACGGAATTGAAAGATTTTAGAAATAGAAATAGAAGATGTGTCCTTTTATTAGATGCATTGAATCGTAAGGACACATATTAAAACTAATTCAAAAAAGACAATGCGATTTCCAAAGAACAAAAATCTTCAATAAATCCTGTACAAATTTCGTTATTATACTCAAAAGTTACACCGCCAAGACCGAAATCTTGGATAAAGATTTCATCTTCTAAATGTAATTTTTCAGTAGTTTCCATAGGAGCAAATTCTCCGTTAGGAAGTAACAGAACTTTAAAATCATTAACTTTTGAAATCGCATAAACGATAGCTTTAACCATAATAACACCTCCTTTCGTGAGAAATTGATTTTATTTGGCGATATTATTATAACTCAAAAGGGGGTAAAAATGAAATAAGGGAGGTGTGGAATGGCATTTATTATTTCAGAAACGTTAATAATATTTTTACTTGTGTATATAATTGCAAAATTGAAAGTAGAGATTGAAGATTTGCAGGGGAAAATAATTGGATTAAAAATTCAGATTGCGTTTGAAAGATATTTTTTGAATAAAAAGAAGAACAGAATCAAAAAGAAAAGCGTAAAAACGTTTAGATATAAAAATTATCAAGTTAAAAAGTAAACAAAAAAAGCACTCCGAAAAGTGCTAAGAAAAAACTTATGAAAATCTTATCTTGTATTTATTATAGCACAAGAGTGTTAAAAATACAAGATGTAGGGAGAGGAAAATAAAATGGCGACTTTTAGAGTAAATAAAACAAGTGATTATACAGTAATATCAAATTATCATTTAAGAGAAAAAGAAATGAGCTTGAAGGCAAAGGGACTTTTGACATTAATGTTAAGTCTACCAGGGAATTGGGATTATTCAATATCAGGATTAGCCTCAATATGTGCTGAAAACGAAACTGCTATAAAGACAGGGTTGAAAGAGCTTAAAAAATTTGGGTATTTAAGAATATCTAAAATATTTCCGAATAAAGAACGTGGAAACAAAAAAATAGAATACGTTTATGAAATTTTTGAAAAACCTCTTGGAGGAGGCAAAAGACAAAAAGAACAAGAAACAGAAAAGCAACCGTTAGAAAAACAAAAGATAGAAAATCAAGGTGTAGAAAATCTACCCCTAGAAAGTCAAGCGGTAGAAAATCAAGGACAATTAAGTACTAAAGAATTAAATACTAATAAATTAAATACTAAAGAAGTAAGTACTAAAGAATATATACATGTGAAAAATGAATTTTCACAAGCGTGTGAAGAAATAAAAAACAAATGGATAAAAATTGCTCATGAATACAAATTATCAGGTACGCAACTAAAAATAACTGAAAAACGAAAGAGGGTTATTAATAATTTGCTGAAAGAATATTCGGCAGAAGAAGTGCTGCAAGCAATGGAGAAAGTGCATACTTCGAGTTTTCTGCAAGGAAACAATAAAACGGGATGGCAAATAGCGTTTGATTGGTTTATTAACAAATCGAATTTTTTAAAGGTACTCGAAGGGAATTATGATGACAAGACAAGCTCGGAAATAAAAAATAATAATATTTATGCTAATCAAAAATCTGGAGCAAGCATAAAAACCGAAAGACCAAAAGTAACAGCAGAAGGACTTAAAAAATATTTTGGAGGTGCAAACTAATGACTATGGAAGAATTTAACGAAGGATTCGGAATGTTGCTTGACTATTATCCTAATACACGAGTAACAGAAGGGCTTGTAAATATTTATTTTATGGGATTAGCTGAACTTAGCATAGAGCAATTCAACTATGCAATAGGCAGAATAGTCAAGGAATACGAGGGTGATTTTATGCCAAAAGTCCCAGTAATTTTAAAATATGCTAAAAATTCAGATTTGGAACAGCAAGTATTTTATGCAAAGAAATTACTGAAAACAGCGATACATAAAAACGGAAGCAAAGGTATGGTGTGTTTCGAGGACAAAGGAGTACACGCAGTAGTAGATTATGCTGGCTGGAATAGGCTATGCACAATGAAAGACGATGAATTTGATAATTTTCTAAAATGGGAGTTTGACGATATATACAAAAGGTTCTGTAAACGTCCTTATGAAACTTCTGACTATTACAGGGGTACAAGCCAATTATTCGGACAAACAAAACCCAGAATGATTAGCTACAAGGAAGCCAAAATCGGAAATACAGAAAATATGAATTTCATAAGGCTTGAGTATAAAAATATTACAGCACAGATTGAAAATAAAGTTGATTTATCGGAAATAAAAAATAAAATGCTAATAGGAGGATAAATGCAAAAATTACAGGAAGAAAAGAAAATAATTGATGTATGCTGCGGATCAAGAATGTTCTGGTTTGATAGAGAAAATGAAAATACAGTTTTTATGGATAACAGGGAATTTGAGGACACGCTATGCGATGGACGAAGTTTGAAAGTAAGTCCTGACATTGTGGCCGAATTTAGACAAATACCATTTCCAGATGAAAGTTTTTATCTAGTTGTATTTGATCCACCACATTTGGTAAGAGCAGGAGAAAACTCGTGGATAGCCAAGAAATATGGAAAATTAAATTCTGAAACTTGGAAAAACGACATAGAACAAGGATTCAATGAATGTATGAGGGTATTAAAACCAAACGGAACATTAATTTTTAAATGGAACGAAGAACAAATCAAGTTAAAAGATGTTTTGGTCACAATAAAATACAAACCACTTTTTGGAAATAAAAGAGCTAAGACACATTGGCTTGTGTTTATGAAATTATAAATCAGGAGGAAATAAATGCTAAAAGAAAAAGCGAGAGTAAGGATTACAGCAATAGATTTTAATAGCCGTGGAGGCTGGAAACTGTATCATAACGAGGACTTGTATGGAAATACGGAAATTGCAGATGACAGGTTCTGGAACGATGTGCAAGAGGGATATTACAAGTTCAGTAAGGGCACAACTTTAATTGCCAATATTAAATGCCCCTGGAGAATTGAAGAGCCTTTAAAAATTTTGAAGGTACATGAGGTGATTTACGGTGATTAGGTTGGAATTACCAATTTACTGGAACGTAACTAAAAAGAAAAGAAAATTTATCGGAATGAACTGGTATCAGTCAGCAGATAAGCACGAGATTAATAGAGTCAAAAAAGAATATCACGAACTGATTGAATCAAAATTAATCGGTAACAAAGAAAAAATAAAAGGGTGTTACCAGGTGAGATATAAATATTTTTATAAAAACGATAATTCTGATTTAAGAAACATAACATCTGTTATTGATAAATTCTTTAATGACGCTTTACAGAAGCTTGGAATTGTTGAAAATGACAATGTAAAGTATTTTAAAGAATCAATCGACCGAGTTGGTGGAATGGATAAGAAAAATCCGAGAGTTGAAATAGAAGTGGAGGAAATTAATTAATGGAACAATGGAATAAATTAGTTGGATTAGTAAAAGAATTTTATATTGCATTTGGGCAGCAGGAATTTTTAGAAAAAGGAATGACTGATGAAAGAATGGAACTACGAAAGAAATTATTTGATGAATAATTTAAAGAATATGAAGTGGCAGAAAAAAATAACGATAAAGTAGAAATGCTAGATGCAGTATGTGATATGTATTATATACATATAGGAACATTACTGGAACAGTATAAAGGCGATATTGAAAAAGTTGCATCAAGGATATTTTTTCTAGCAGATGGAAAAACGGATTATCTTTTTAAACTGGAAGTAAAAAATGGATTTGATACAGTTTTACCTGAAGCATTCGAGGAAGTCCACAGAAGCAATATGTCAAAACTTGAAAATGGGAAAGCAATTTTCAGGGAAGATGGGAAAATATTGAAAGGAAAAAATTATTTTAGACCGAATTTAAAACAGTTTATTGAATAAAAAATAGGAGGAACATTAATGAATGAATTGATAACAATAGAGAAAGTAAGAGGATTTATTGGAGAAAATGGAATAATATTTTTGAATTTAGAGGACGTGGCAAGAGGATTGGGATTTATTCAAATCAAAAATCAAGTAGAGTATGTAAGAACAGATAGGGTTACAAATTACTTGAATGAATTTGGTTTCTCCACTTGTGGGGAAAAATTCTCGGATATTTATATACCTGAAAATATATTTTATTTACTAGCGATGAAAGGCAAAAATGAAATTGCAAGAAATTTTCAATTAAAAGTTGCAAACAAGATTTTACCAGCGATAAGAAAAACAGGAATGTATGCGACAGATGAATTGTTGAATAATCCTGATTTAGCGATTCAGGCTTTTATGAAACTAAAAGAAGAAATGGTAAGAAGAAAAGAATTAGAGAAAAAGGTCGAGGAGCAGCAGCCTAAAGTTGATTTTTACAATGATGTAACTGGCAGCGATACAACAGCAGAAATTGCAACAGTGGCAAAAGTGTTGAATTTTAAAAATATTGGAAGAAACACGTTATTTGATATTTTAAGAAAGCAGGGAATACTTCAAAAGGACAATATGCCATTTCAAACATATGTTGACCGTGGATATTTTCGAGTAGTTGAAAGCAAATGGAATGCTCCAAATGGTGATGTAAAAGTAAATTATAAGACTGTTGTGTATCAAAAAGGAGTTGAATACATATCTAAGATTTTAAGGAATCTGGGATATGAAAAAATTGAGGAAGTGTTGAATTAATGAGGTAAGGGGACAATGGCAACTGAATAGTAACTGTGATTTGTAATATTTTAGAATTGCAACGTCAAAAAAACTCTAAATTTATGTTGCAGTTTTGCTACTTTTAAGATATAATTTAATCATAAAATTATCTAAAGGAGTTTTATTTGTGAGAAATATAATATCGTTTTTGAATATGAAAGGTGGAGTTGCCAAAACTACATTGTGTAAAGAAATTTCTTATTATTTAGCTGAAAAAATGAATAAAAGAATACTAATTATAGATATAGATCCGCAATCGAATTGTACGCAATCTTTTTTTGAAAAATATAAAATTAATATAAGTAATAACAAAGAATTACCTTCTATTCAAAATATTTTTAAGCGAAAAGAAATTATAGATAATGAAAATGGTACGAAAGATATAATAAAAGAATTTTCTGAAAATCTCCATCTTATTCCTGGAGAACTTGAAACAGTTTTTATGGAACGTGAAACATCTTCAGGAATTAACGAACAAAAGTTACTTAATTTTATAGAAGATAATGATTTAAAAAATAAATATGATTATATCTTTATTGATTGTCCACCAACTTATTCTTTTTATACGATATGTTCATTATTAACATCGGACTTTTATTTTATACCAGTAAAATTAGACACATACTCTATTCTAGGATTAGATTTATTAGAAAGAGTAGTGAAAGAAGTAAAAGACAATAATAGGTATCTTTTTATGCATAAACCCTTAGAAAATTTAGGTGTTATATTTACGATGACCAAATCGAACGACAGGCGTCAACGGAATTATGCAGACGCTCTAAAGGAAAACCAAAAATTTAAAGATATATATATTTTCGAAAATGAATTTCCTTATTATTCAAAAATAAATACGCTTAATATGGAAAATTTCATAATAGATAGAAAAGATACAAATTTACAACAATCTTTAGAAAAAATTGTTGAAGAACTTGTAGAGAGGGTTAAAGAAAAAAATGATTGACGTTATAAAAAAAATAGATAGAATAAAAAATTTAGAAAAAATAGAAAACAAACATTATGAACTATATCCAATTGTTGTAATGTTAGTTATTAAAAAAAATTATTTTAAAAGAAACGATGATTTGATTGAGTTATTGAAAATATTTAATTTAGAATTTAAAGATTATGTTATGAAAAGTAGAACTTTATTATTAGCAAGAATTTTGCGAGAGATAGAAAAAATAAAAGATGTTGATGATGTTGTATTAAATTTAAAAAAAATATTAATAAAAAATATTAATGAAGAAGATAGAACTGTTCAAAATAAAGGCAAAAATAGAGACAAGAAATATTTAGACAGTATAATAGAAAAATATTCAAGGAATAAAAAATGAGTAACAGAAAGAAATATGTAAAATTTTTGGAAAAAAACTTTGTATTATTTAAAAAGATGTCGTATGATGAAGAGGAACTTGAGAAAATATATAAAAATATAGAAAAAATTCAGTTAATAATTTTAAAAACAGAAAGAAATTATAAAAATTTAGATTATGAATTTTTGAAAATATCTATGACTCATTTTATCGCTTTGCTGTTGGAAATTCCTAATAATTTTCCACCTACAATTAATTTTTGTGTCAGAGGAGTTATCGAAAATATACTTAGATTTATTTATTTTAATAGACAAATATCCAACGAAAAAGAGAAAATTTTAAAAATAGGATATAGAAATCTAAAAGATGAACTAAAGAAAAATTTGAGAAAAGATTTTCAAGAAGATATTTTAAATAATTTTAGTGTTTTATACGACTTATATTCTAAATATTCAAACGAAGTTCATATAAAGACATCAAAATCTTTGAAAATATCAGAAAATATTGAAGAATTATTCCAAAAAAATCATAAAGATCATAAAGAAATGGAAAAAGACGTATATACAATTTTAAAAATTATAATAGTTTTATTTTCTGAATTATTTGATATATCACTTCATTATTTTTCTTTGGAAGATAAAATATTTTTACGTAAAGAATTTAATTCCGGAAAATATAAAAGATTATTAGAAATAATAGAAGAAAAGAATCACAGTTATTAATTTAGCTGTGATTTTTTTATGGAGGAAATATGGAAGAAAAAGAAATAATAGTCGAAAGAATAAAAGCAAATATATTACTTAATACAGAAATGAGCAAACGTGAATTTGAATTTACAAAACTTAATCCTGATTTGTTTAAGGATATTAAATTTATTAAGAAAAGGAAGACTAAGAGAAAATGGCTTACACAGAAATCTCGAATCAGGAAATAATAATAACCTTACCTGTGGAAAAAGTTTATCCAGGAATAAAAGAAAAATTGGAGGAATACTTAAACCATTTTCCAATAAAGGTTATTCCAGTAAAAAAGTTATCGCAGGCACAAAATGGCTTGATACACGTTTTATTAAAGCAGTTTGGAGATGAGATTGGATACACCTTGATAGAGATTAAGGAACTAATGAAAGAGCAGTTTGCAATATCGACAGATAGATTAGACTTTTCTACAGCAAAATGCGATATGGAAACGGCAAATGAGTTTATATCGTTTATCATAGAACAAGCGTTAGAACTTGGAATAAATTTATATATACTTGGAAAACACGATAAAAGGTATAAACACATATTGGAAATTGACAATATAACACAAAGATATGTAATCGCTTGCTTAAAAAAAAGAGTTTGCTGTATTTGTGGAAAAGAACATAACGAGTACAACACAATTGAGCTACATCATTGGAACTCGGTAGCAAGCATAGGCGGATACGAAAATTGCGATGGATTAAAAACACCGTTTATGAGCTTGTGTGCTAAACATCATCAGGAATTTCACGCAACAGGCAAGGAAACGTTTAAGAATAAGTATTATATTGAGGGGGTGTGGTTAAACACGGAACTTGTAAAAGAGTTGAAAAAGATTTACAAAAATCATTTTAAGGCATTTAAGGAGGATAAAGAATGACTGATAAAGAAAGAAAAGATTATGAAAGAATTTTTTTAGAAGTTTGGGATAATAATTTGCTAGAAAAAGGACTCCTGATTGAAATGTGTCAACTGCTTGAATTAGATGAGAAAAAAGAAGATAGCGATGGTTTTACATTATTCTATTACAAAACTACAAATGGTAGAACGTTTGTAATCGAAGATGATGAGATTCAAGGAATTTTGGAAATTTACGAAGAAAAATAAAGTTCAGTCGCAGAAAGTCGTTTTGACTAGAATAATGTGTAAAAATGTAGTGTTTATAAGGAAAAATGACAGTCGTGAAAAGTCGTTTTTATTAGAAAAAGATTAGGAGAAATAAAATGGCAGAATTAAAAGAAGGTATTTTGAAACTTTTTAAGGAGCATTATGGGATGACAGATGAAGAAGCTCAAGAGTATTACAAGGAACAGTTTGAAATAGTAAAGAAAACAGCAGTAAAAGAAGAAGTGGAATGGTTAAGGCGAGAATGTATGGATGTACTGGATGAAGTAAACAAAACAGGGAAAGTTCCTGAGCTTATATTTTAAAGTTCGGTTGCAGAAAGTCGTAAAGGTTAGGAGGAGAAATGAAAAACAAGGATAGGATGCAATTCAATTTAAAAAACTGGGAAAAACGTGGTTTCTTTGGAAATTTTTGGGATAAAAATGACAAAAGAGCAACTTTTAAAAAAATATTGAATAAAGACAAGTATAAAAAGAAGTGAGGGGATAAAATGAATCTTATTGAATTGTACGGTATAAAGATAAAAGAATTAACTGAAATATTGAAAGATGAAACAGTAAAAAATTTTGAAATAAAAGAAAGTATAAATTATATAGACTATTTTTGTATTTCTTTTGAACTTGATTTTAAAAAGAAAATTGAATTGAATATAGCATTAACTGAAATGAAGGGAAACTATCAATCAAGAGATTTGAGTATTGAAGAAATAGAATGCCAATTCGATAATAAGTTTAAGGAATTAAAAGAATATCTGGAAAGCAAAAATAAAGGTGAGCTTAAAGAACTTGAGAATAAAATATCTGAGTATGAAACGAAACTTAAAAAGGCGAAAGAACAATATGATAAAATAAACGATTATGGCGAGAACTTATAAAGTTAGGAGGAATAAATGGCAAAAAAAACAATATTAGACGGAATAATTTTGAAAATAGACAACGGTTATCCTTTGTTGCAAGCTGAATACAAAACACTTCTTGAAGAATTACCTGTTGTAGAAAAAGAAGAAAGTGTTGGAAACTGGTATAGCGGGACAATAGATTATAGGAATGTTAAAAAAGAATACTATGTGGTAGGAAATTTAGAAAAAGGTTATTTTTGGTTTTATCACGCCAAAAGTGAATGGATTGTAAATGAGTATTTTGATATTAAAAGAGTTCAAAGAAAATCTGAACAAGTCACAGAAACAAGAGTTTGGTATGAATAAAAAAGGGGAATTAAAATGAAAAAATTATTATTAGGAATTACAATTTTAGGATTGACAGTAAGCTGTGCAAGATGGGAAGATACTCAAAAAGATTGGGAAAGCGATACGAAAGGGCTAAAAAGGACAGTACAAATTTATACTCTCGACGGGAAACTCTTAAAAGAATACAAAGGAATGATAAGATTAAGAGATTCGGATGAGAGCGGTAGAATATCATTAAACTTAATAAGCGAAAACAATCGCAGAGTTACAATTGATAATGCGATTGTAATAACAGAGGAGGAATAATGGAAATAATAATGAGAATTTTAAGTGCAGCAGTTACAATATTTTTAGTTTTCTTTTTAGTTAGTTATCTGTATGCCTTAGTTGAAAAAGTGAAAAAGAATCTTAAAAATATAGCCAGAATTAATTACACACCTTACAATGTAGCGTATTTTTTAGTTTTTTGGTTTTTAAATATTCTGCTGATTTATGCAACAATAAATTTGATTGTTTTTTTTGCAATTAGAGTGTAAAAATATCACTTAAAACAGTTGCAAATATTGATAAAATAAGGTATAATTAGGAGGTAAAATTGAACACAAAAAAAGAACTTACACAAGAAGATATTAATGAGCTTTTAAAGAATAAAGAAGTTTTGTATTTATTACAAGATTTAAAAACAGCTAAAACCTTTGAAGACAATATCAAAATTACTATATATATAAAAAAAGGTAAAGTAAAAGACAGGCAATACACAACAACGAAATATCATAGGGGCAAATAAACCTCAGCTGAGTGAGCCACTGAATAGATAGATTAGAAATAGTCTATTTGTTTAGTGGCTCTTTTTTTGTCTAGAAACTAAAAAGGTAAAGGAAAAATGAAAAATGAAAACATAAAATTATTGATTAAAAATGAATATGAAAATGGCACAAGCATGAGTGTTTTATCCAAAAAGTATAACGTCGGATTAAGCAGGATAAAGAAATGGAGTTCTGAAGGAAAATGGATTAAAAAAAAACAAAACAAAGTAACCAAAAATAAGAGTAACCGAACCAAAAAAAGTAACCAAAATAAAACGGTTACTTTATCTAAAGAAACGCAGATAAAATCAGACATAATTAACAATATAACCAAAGAAGAAATTACGGAAAAACACGGAATAAAAAAGACTAAATATTACGACATTAAAAAAAGTGTAAGGCAGATTCAGATAGAACAAAGTGAGAAAGTTTTAAATGAAATTGCAACAAAAAAATATAATAATGCAGTTGAAAGGTTAAAAAGGATAATCGAGGAAAAAGAAAAACTGGAAACTAGAATTCTTGAAACTACAGATAAAGAAGAAATGTCAATGATTAAACAAAAGTTGGAACTTCTGAAAGAATTTGAAAAAGATATAAAAGTGAATGCTAGAGTTATTTCTGATTATAGACAAGCAGAGTTAGAGGAACAACTTGTAAATAATGAATTAAGTAGAAATGCTTTAGAAATCCAAAAAGAACGTTTAGAGATTGAGAAGGCTAAAATCAAAAACAATGATGATAAGGATTCAGAAAAAGAAAATGAAATGATTGAGCTGTTAAAAAATATAACGGAAAAGGTTGGAAAAGATGAATGATTTAACTCCTAAACAGTATGAAGTATTGAAAATATTTAATAAAGAACAGCCGAGAATAACAATTCTGACAGGAGCTAAAAGAAGCGGAAAAACATTTTTAAATAATTTTCTGATGTTATCTCACATTGCGACGTTTGCCAATCAAAATCTTAACTTTATCATAATTGGAGCAACTAGCGGAAGTATTTGGAGAAACGTTTTAAACGACTGGGAAACAATGTTAGGAAAACAATTTAAGCCAAAAAAAGATGGAAGTTTCAAGTTGTTTGGGAATAACGTTTATTTATTCGGTGGAGAAAAGGCAGACAGTTGGAAAAAGATGAGAGGAATGACTTCTCACGGCACTTATATAAATGAGGCAACAGCATTGCACCAAACTTTTATTACTGAAGCATTTTCAAGAACTTCAGGAGAAGGTGCAAAGATATTTATTGATACCAATCCTGACAATCCAGCTCATTTTGTAAAAAAAGATTATATTGACAATGCTGGAGATAGATTGGAAAATGGCAGATTAAATATTCTAGTTAGTAATTTTAAACTTGATGATAACGTTTTTCTTAATAAAGAGTATGTGGATTCAATTAAAAAGACAACTCCACGAGGAGCAACTTACGATAGAGATGTTTTAGGATTATGGGTTGCACAGGAAGGCGTTGTATTTGCTGATTTTTCAGAAAAAGAAAATGTAATTAAGGACATAGAAAATATTGAAATAAAGGAATATTACATTGGAGTTGACTGGGGATTTGAGCATTATGGAACATTGGTAGTTATTGGAATGGATTTTGAAGATAATTACTATATTGTTGAAGTTATAGCGAAACAGCATAAGTATTTTGGTTACTGGAAAATGCTTATTTTACAGAAATATAAGGAATATAAAGTATTAAGAGTATTTTGTGATAGTGCTAGAACCGAATATGTACAAGGGTTATTGGATTTTGGAATAAATGCTGAAAACGCAAAAAAAGATGTAAAAGAAGGAATTGATTTGGTTGGTGCGATGTATAAAAGAAATGCACTAAAGATTACAGAAAAGGCATTTAAAGGAAAGTTTGAAGATGAAATTTATTCTTATGTGTGGGGGAAAAATGATGAGCCAGTTAAAGAAAACGATGATGTAATGGATGCAATAAGATATGTTTTATATAGCTTGAAAAAAGATGAAGGTGGAATTGCTTATTTATATTAGGAAGGAGGGCTAATGACCAGAGAGGAAAGAACGAGGGTTAAAACTTATTATGACAGGGAACAATACAGTAAATCAAATTTAAATAGGAATATGCCAGGATTATTCGACGGAACTGTAGAAATATTTAATCCAATACGAGATATTGTAAAGGCTCTATCAAATACAGCTTTAAAAGATTTGGGAATAGAAAATGACAAATTAAAAGAAATTTGGGAAGTTAATCAAATGACTACTTTCAGCAAAAAAATTGCTAAAGAGATGTATTTGAATGAGGAAGTATTTATCGAGGTTATATTAACTCCTGACGAGCAAATTAGGTATATTTTGCATAATGTAGATGATGTCGAATATACAGAAGTTTTTGGAGAAATTAAGAAATTTAAAGTTCAAGGGGAACAAGTTTATTTTGATGAAAACGGAGAGGAGAAAAGTAGAGAGTATTCAAGAGAATATATAAAACTTGATACTGGAACTGTTAAAAGAACCGAAAAAATAGACAATGAGACAGTTGAAACACCTTTTATTTTGGATAAAATCCCTGTTTCAAAATTTAAAAACGACAGCAATATAATTGAAGCATTAAATATTATAGATAAAATCAATGAAACTGAAAGTTACATTGGGAGAATATTTGGGATACATGGCGACCCTTGGTTGCATGCAAATGGAGTAAAACAATTTGCAGACGTTAATTCTAGTAATGAAAAGATTAAGAAAAATGCACAACTTTTGGAAGAATCTAGATATAAAAAGAAAAGAATTATCAACACTCAAAATTCAAAAGAAATGGAAGCTAGTTTTAAATATATTGAATTGACAAATCCGTTAATCAGCGAAATGCAAAATGATATAGCAAGATTAGAAAAAAGATTATCAAATTTATTTCCTGAATATTTACTCGTAGATACAGCGACACAAAATGTCAGCGAGGAAACTTATTTATTAAAGAATAACGGACTTAAAACAAAAGTGGCGAGTTTTAGAGAAGACTTTATAAAAAGTTTATTAGAATTAGACAAAATTGCGTTGGAATTGTCAGGAAGCTCTAATGAATTAACTGAAAACGATTATACATATTTTGATACATTCTTAGAAAACGAAAAAAGTTCTAAATTAACAACTTTATCATTAGCTCTTGATGTAATAAGCAAGGCGAAAGATATTGATGAAGAATATAAACTTAAAAAATTAATAGAAAAAGTGACGGATGACACTTTACAAGATTTGAGTGGTTTGTATGATTAAAATAGATTTTAAATGGAATCATAAAGTTGAGAAAAGGTTGTTTAATTTTTTTAGAAGAACAGCATTTTCGATATTTAGTGGCAAAAAAACAGATATTGATTATTCAAATTTAATGAAAATATTTGTTAATTATAGCATTTCTTGTGAGAAAAAATTTAAGAAAATAAAGAATATAGATGTAAAAAAGCATACAGAAATAGCGATAAAACAAATAAAAGAGATAAAAGAATGGCAAAACAATCTAAATAATTATGTTGAAGAAAATAAAGAAAAAGATAATTTAAAAGATAAATTGAGAAATAACGCTAAATTTAGAGCTAGGAATATGCTGGGCAATTATTATAAAGACTTTTTGAAAGAAATAATTGCAAGCGAAAGTGAATATTTTGAGTGGAACACAATGGGAGATGAACGTGTTAGACCGACACACGAGGCAAGAGACGGAGTTATCTATAATTGGGATAATGCCGAAATAGTTCCAGGGGAAGAAGTAGGATGTAGATGTTGGGCTACTGTTTATTTTCCTGACACAAAAGAAGAAATTGAAGATATAAACCAAAATTCTTGAGAGTTGAAAGATTACGAATCATTTATGAGTTGTTTGATGTCAAATCTCAAAAATTTATAGAGTATCAATACTGTAAATCATTTTATGAGTTACAGCAAATAATCTAAAAAACAAGGAGAAATGAAAATGAGAAATTTTAAACAAATGGAATTGTATTATGATGAGCCTGGAGAAGGGAAAGGAAATGGAGAAGGGGATGGTACAGGTAGCAATGAGCCAACACTTGATGATTTGAAAGCTAAAATTGAAAACTTTGAAAAAATACAGGCTGAAAAAGACAAGGAAATCAATTCTTTAAAATCACAGCTTGGACACAGCAATAAGCAGCTTGAGGAATTTCAGAAAAGCGGGAAAACCGCTGAGGAATTGGCAAATTTGGAAAAAGAAAAAATTGAAAAAGAACTTGCTGAAACTAAGAAGCAACTAAATCTAACAACATTAAAGACTAGAAAAAACGAATTGATAACAGAGTTAAAGATTAGTCCGCAGTTTGCCGATTTGGTGCAAATAACACCAGATATGACAATCGAAAGTCTTGAATTGGCAGTTAAGAATGTAGCAGCTAAAGAAAAGGAGTTCACAACAGACTTTTTGAAAAAGAACTCTATAACAAACGGAGGATTCAATCTAAAAGATAAAAAGAAAGATGAAAAAGATTTTGTTGACAGAATGATTGAGAAAAATAAAAACAATGAAACAGATCTTACAAAATTTTAGGAGGTTGAGATGTTAAAAAGAACAGTAATGCACAAAGAAAAACTGAATGTGCAAGTGAAAATATTAAAATCAGATTTTGCTAATTACATTTACAAAGACAAAAATACCAATAAAGAGTATTTGTTAGCTGGAACACTTGTCAAAGCAAAAAATGGAGAAGATTTAAGAGAAACAGGAGCATTTGTAATTCCAACAGGGACAGGAACGCAGGCGGAAGCTGTATTATTACACGATGTTGAGTTTAAATATTACAACGACAATGAACAAGCAACAGTTTCGCTTGAAGGAGTTGTGTATTTAGATAAATTAATTGCAGTAGGAAAAGAACATCCTACACCAATTACTGTTACAAAAGCGGAGTTACCAGCAGGGATAACTTACATTTATAAGGATAGAAAATAGGAGGTTAAGAAATGCCAATGAATTTAACAGATTTATTAAACGCAAAGAGTTTAAATAAGTATTATGCAGGAGTAAAAGGAACTACGTTAGTAGAAGCAATGTTTCCAGCTGTATTTTCAAACACTTTTGATATAAATACATTTGGAAGTTTAGACGGTGGAGCAGTCGAAGTATTACAAAGCAGCCAACTGGATGCAGATGTAATGTTTAGAGACTGGGATTTAAAAACAACAACAAAAGGGGATAAGCAGTTTTTTAGGGAAGGTATGAAGCTTGATGAAAAACGTAGAAAAGAATTGTTAGAAATTTTGAATACAAATAATCAATCAATTATTGATAATTATTCAATACAAATCTTTGAAAAATTTGCAGGAGCAAAAGGTTTTTTAGGAAGTACAAGAGCAATTGCAGCTTATACAGTTTCACAATTTTTATCAACAGCCAAAGTAACGTTTGTTGATGAAAACGGTGGAGGACAGACAATTAATTATAGACTTGCTGATAAATATAAAGAAACGTTGGCAGGAACTAATATTTGGAGTACTGCAACAGCAAAACCACTTGAAGATTTGGAAAGATGGAAAGAAATAGTTGAAGAAGGCGGAGGAAACGTAGAAATAGCTTTAATGTCAAAAGTTACGTATAATACGCTAAAAAAACACGACACCGTTAAAGCGTTGTTTAAGAATACTATTGTTACGATTACTCCAGCACTTATTAAATCTACTATTGAGGACGTAATTGGAATGACAATATTGATTTGGGATGAAAAAATAAAAGTTGGAAAAACAACAAAAAATGTATTTCCAGATAATGTTGTTACATTAATTCCAAATGGACAATTAGGAGTTATGGAATACGGACCAACTCCAACAAAAACTGATGAACTGCTTGGGTTGTTAGGAGATAGAGAAGTTGTGGATATAGCAGGAACGTTTGCAACTGTGGAAGTTGTGCCTGAATCAAAATCGGCAGGAGTCGTAAATAATGTAAATGTTGTAATTGAAGATTTAGTTGCTCCAAATCCATCAATAATGAATAGTATGTTCATAGCGACAGTTGGGTAGGTGAATTAAATGGCAAAAGAGAATAAAAAGGAAGAGGCAAAAGCTATTGTTGAGGCAGTAGCTTTAACACCTTTGAGATTTAACGATATTAGATATGAAACTGGGGATAAGTTAGAATTAACCGAATCGGAATTTGAAATTTTATCAGAAAATAAACTTGTCGGCGAAAGAGTTGATGAATAATGACGGTTGAAACTTTGGAAGAACTGAAAAAATATATTCCTGAAACTTCTGATTTTGATGTAGGAGTTGTTGAGCAGTTTTATAAAGTTGCTGAAGAAAAACATAGTAGTGAAAAAGAAAAATTGCTTAAAATATATCTTTTTGGATATTTAATCACTTCATTAGATGATTTTGATTTTACAAAAGTTCAAGTATCTAACATTGTAATTGAAGAAACAGGTGGGAACAATCAATATTTAATGATGTATAAACAGTTGTTAAAAACACTTGGAATTGATGAAAACGAAACAACTATAACAATAGTTTAAGGAGCGGATTATGTTTAATTTTAAAAACAAGGAAAAAAGAGAAATTCTGCTTGTCAAATTAAATCACATATTGCTTAAAGAAGGCGATAACGAACTTGATTTGACACCTCGCAGAATGAATATCGCGAAAGAGGAAATTGAAGAAAGAAAACTTAATATTGAGATTATAGAGTTGGGTGATAAAAATGCCGTGCAAACTGAAAATAAAGGAGAAACCAAAAAACAAGAATCTGGAAAAGTTGCTGGCGATGAACAGGCAAAAAATTGAAGTCGGAACAGTAACCAATTATAGTGTTAAAGGTGGATTTGATGCCTTTGGATTATCCAATGTTCTTGATACAGGATCTAGCCGTGGAGTTCCAGGATGGAATTATAATCAAAAGGCTTTTGAACAGATCAAGCCAATGGCGGCTAGATATTTTAAAGAAGGAATCGCAAAGATTATAAACGGAAGTTTCAGCGTTGAAGCTATGACTAATAAAATCGGAACAGAGGCAAGCACAAAATATAAAGCAATGATTGAAAGAATTAAAAGTCCAGCAAACAGTCCTGCAACAATTAAGAAAAAAGGATTTAATAATCCGATGATTGAAACAGGGCATTTTAAAAGTAATATCGCCGCCAAGATTAATGGCGGAAGAATTGTCGGGAGAGGTGGTGGATAGTGGACAGGAAGGTTAGGGCAGCTATTAGGAAAGTTTTGAAAGTTATAAGGAAGTTTTCTGATGATGTAACTGTGTATTTGGAAGATTCTGAAACTGAATTTGATGATTTAGGAAATCCGATTCAAAATAAAATAGAAAAGACTGTAAAAATGGCTGTATTAACGCCAAAACATAATTCATCGTTTCCACAAAGTATGGACGGAAGTTTTTTATCGAACAAAAAAGAAGGATATTACATTCTGAATGATACAAACAACTTTAAAATTTCTGAAAATATGAAAATAAAACACAATGATGTGATTTATAGAATAGTTAATATTGAAGAAAATTACGGAGAGTTTTTGAGAATGGAGCTGAATATAGATGACAAGCGAGATTAGAAAAGAAGTTGTGAACGATATTAAAGAATTTTGTAAAAAGTTTGGCATAAATCAAGTTATCAATGAAGAAAAACGTGATGATATTTCGGCTGAACAGTATGAAAAACTTAAATTTCCACTTGTTTTCTATAATTTGTATATTGAAGATGCAGGTAATCCTATTCCTTTTGGAAATGATAAATATTGTTATGATGAGGAAATACAGGTGCTTTTAACTTTGGAATCGCGAGAGAAACATAATGATTTTGATATGCTTTATATGTTTTTGGCTAATACAGACGCAACAAATGATTACTTTGATGATAGAAAACATCAAAGGAAGATACGGAAAGTATATAAGATACAGGAAACACCTTTTAATTTTATGGGGAGAAGGTATTACAAACAAGTTTTGCAATTTAGCTATTTTGCAGAGCATTATATAAATAAAGATTTTAGGGAGGAATAATGGCAATAGAAAGAAATGATTTGAATACATTGAATAATGTACAAATAAAATCAGAAAATAACAGAGCATTTTATGTCGATGTCAGAAGTTTAATGTTTTTTACAAAAGACTTCGCAATATCGCCAACTTATATTACAGAGCCAAAGGATTTATTGGAGCTGAATGTAAGTGGATTAGATGAGAATCATATTTTTTATAAGTTAATAGCAAGTGCCTATTCACAATCATACACTCCATTAAATGTTGTAGTGTACGGAAACAATACAGCAACTACGTTTACGGAACTTATGAAAACTTATGTGGATCATGAGGATGCTTTCGAGGTTACTAACTGGATTACTAATATGGATATAGCTGCAGAGAAGAATTATATAGACAGCATTATAGCTTACGCAAAAACCGATAAAGATAAACAGTTCTTTATAGCTGTAAATTATGAAAAATTAGGAAATTCAGCCAAAGCCATAGCACTACAGACGGATAATAATATTGATAATGTAGCGTTTGTTATTGAAGGAGCTAAGAACTTGGCAAAAGGAAATTGGCTCACTGGAGCATTAGCTGGCGGAACGATAGGTTACAAGGGTTTAGGGAGTTATATTGTGCATTCTACACAGATTAATGGATTTGTGCAAGAGAATTTCACAAAGACGGAACAAAAGGCATTTTGGGACGCTGGATTGAATTACCTATCTAAGCCAACACGAGGATATTTCCATGTCGTAAATGGGCTTAATTCAGATAATAAGACACTTATTGAATTGAAGTTGATTGAGATTTGGTTAAGGGATGGACTGAAAAAGGATTTGACAATCTTCCAAGTGAGAAAAGATAAAATACCTTTGAATGATACTGGAAGATTAATGATAGAAGCAATTATCAGAGAACGTTGCAGACAAGGGGCTAATGCTGGAATGTTTATGGTAGACAGTTCTGGAAGTTATTTTGGAATAATAACTCAAAAAGATAAGAACGGCAATGAAATAAATATTAAGTTAGGTCATTTAACAGTAGATGAAATAACACAGGAGTCAATCAGGGAAGGGAAATTTAAATTCGATTTAAAAGTTACTTATCTGAACGGCGTTAGGTATGTTTCACTTACTGGAGCAATTACAACAGACGGAGAAATTATTTTTAATAAATAAGGAGGTAAAGATATATGGCAACAAAACAATATAACGTGGATAATGTCAAAATTATACTTACTGCTGCAGGAATTCCTTATGCGATTACTTGCAGACACGAAGATGGTTTTGAAGATGATCCGAATACAGAAAGTTCAAGTTCTACTATCGCGAGCTGTGGGCAGAAAGTAGTAAACGTATCAGTAGATGAAAGTGTATCTATTACGTTGAGCTTGCTTTATGGAAGTGAAGAACACAGAACAATGGAAAGATTGCACAAACTTTGGAAAGCAAATAAAGGACTGTTTCCAATGTTTATGGTAATAACTGATACAAATACAAATGAAACTTACATTTATAACGGTGTTTCGTTTAAGAAAAAGGCTGGGTTGAAATATGCAAATGAAAGTGGTACTGAAGCTAGGGCTTGGGAGTTTGAAGCAGAGAGTAGAGAACTTGTGATGTAGAAAAATTATTTAACAAAGGAAATATTTCTTTCGTTAAAGCTGAAAGGACAATGACAACTAAATATAATAACTGTGATAAAAAATAGTTGACTTTTTGTATTAAAAATAGTATTATAGAGATAGGTCGAAAGCCTTATTCGTTAAGGATAAGACTTCCTAGGATAAACAGAGCCTTATTCGTTAAGGACTACAGCAGGCGTATCTTTATGATATGCCTAATTTTTTTAAAGGAGATGCTATGAAATACGAAGTTTTAGGAGTTTATCTGGTAGATTTTCAAAAAAATAAAGGCGGAGAATTATCAGGAAAGCATTACGGATTAATATTGTCAAAAATGTCTGATAAGGACAAAACTTTGTTAGTCGCACCTATGACTAGCAAGAAAAAAAGTAAAAAATATAAAGGTGGATTCACTATAGATTGTACCAAATATCAGCAAAATCCTACTTACAAAAAAGCCTTTATAAAAATAAGGAAGATAAGGGAAATTGACATAAGAAGAATTTATGGGAGTAAAAGATACACCTTAGATGAAGAAGATACAGAAAAGTTAAAAAAATCAATGTACCAAGTTTTTAAATTTTTGAAATAATCACAGTTATTAATTTAGCTGTGATTTTTTTATGTGAAAATACAGGACAATGGCAATTGAATAATGACTGTGAAACTAAAATATTTGTTTTTTAAGTTTGGATAATGGTATAATTAAAATCATTCTTTAATTCTTCTTAGAAATAGTGTATAATTTAGAAAACTATTTTTAAGGAGGAAAATTATGGCACAAAAAATTATAGGTGAAGACGGGAAAGTTCATAACTATAAAAGTAAAAAACCGTTTTACAAGAAATGGTGGTTTATTGCGTTGATAGTCGCTGCACTTATAATTGTTACGATTGTTAAGTTTGGAGGACAAGTAATAGCGATATATCTTTTAATGTTTTTATTACTGGCTATGATAATTCAAGGAATAAGAACTTTATTTTTTATACTTCAAAAAGATGATAAGAATATCCAAAAAAATGCTAAAATTTTTGCTGTTATTTTTGGCTTTTCTTTTTTTCTAGTTTATTTAATAAACGTAACCACACCAGAAAAAGATAAAGTCGCAAATAATAAAACAGAAGTTAAAAAAGTCGAAACCAAAAAGGAAGAGCCGAAGGTTGAAACAAAAACGACAACAAGTAAAGTTGATAAATCTATAACAACAAAAGAACAAAAAAGGCTTGTAATGTTTTTAGAAAATTCTGATAACAGATATTTTGATAACTTCAAGGAAATTTTAACCGCATTTGATAATCAAGACTTTGATAAAACAAAAACGTTGTTAAATAGATACAAAGGGAAATTGAAAGAAATTTATAATAATGTTCTAGACTATGAATGTAAGCCTACCGGGAATCCAATTTTTGATAAAGAATGTGGCGAGTTGTCTCAAGCAGCTTCTGAAGATTATACTTTTAAAAATAATACTATTAATGAAATAGAATATTTTTTCAATAATCCTAGTGAAGCAACTTTAGAAAATGTGCGAACAGAATTTAGATATGTTCTTGAAAAGAGTAACGAACTTAGAGATAAGTATTCAATATTTAAAAATAAAAATTTTTAAAAAAAGTTCTTGACTTTGTCAGATACTTATGATATTATATTAGTATCTTACAAAAGAGAGGTAATTTTTAATGGAAAAAAGGAAAGCAAGAGTTATATTCCATAAAGCAGGAAATGGTAAATCTGCGAAAATAACGATACCAATTCCGTGGCTTAGAGAAATGGAAGTTACAGAAGAAAAGAGAGAAGTGGAGTTGATTTTTGATAAAGAAAATAAAAAAATAGAAATCAAATAAAAATTCCCTCTCTCGTAAGAAAAAGGGAATATCTAGTATTTAACTAGTACTTAACCAATACTATTATACTATATATTCTCTTAAAAAACAAATATTTTAGGAGGAAAATTTTATGACACTTAGACAAGAACTAGGATTTGAAATTACAGAAAGTTTACTGGATGAACACAGCCACAAATTAAATTCAACAAAAAAGGCAGTATTTGATTTAATAGAAGAAATATATGCCATTGTTCCAAAGGACTTTACAGAAAAAGTATCGGATTTGGAAGATGCCTTGTGTGATTACTACAGAGCGATAAAAAGAGAATACTATGAGGCTGGCTCAAACATAGATACATTGGTTCAAAGAAACTGTGAAAAGGAAGTTGCTGAAAAAGTGGCAAGAATTGAAAGAAAAAATATAGTATAATGGAGGATAAAAAATGAATGAATTACAAGTAATTGATAAAAGAGAAATTTTGGGAAAACAGTTTAGAGTGTATGGAAATTTTGAAAATTTATTGTTTTTAGCAAAAGATGTGGCAGAATGGATTGATTATGCTAAAATGAAAAACGGAGCTTATAATGTGACACAAATGTTAAGTTCTATTGACGAAGATGAAAAGCTGGTATATAAAGTTTATATATCAGGTCAAAACCGTAATATGTGGTTCTTAACGGAAGATGGATTTTATGAAGTCTGTATGCAAAGCACAAAACCAAATGCAAAAATCTTTAAAAAAGAAGTGAAAAAGATTTTAAAGACAATCAGGAAAACAGGAATGTATATGACAGACAATGTATGGGATACAATAACAAACAATCCTGAAAAATTAGGAGAAGTGTTAATCAATTACGGTAAAGTAAAAAGAGAACTTGAACAGCTGGAAGAAGAAAATCAGATTCAAAAACAGTTAATAGCAGAGTATAAACCGATAAAAGAGTATGTCGATACAATATTATCAAGTGAAGACACAATGACAATAACACAAATTGCAGCCGATTATGGACTTAGTGCATATGAATTGAATAAAACGTTGAATGAACAGAGAGTTATAAGAAAAGTCGGCGGACAATGGATATTGTATGCGGAACATATGAATAAAGGGTATACAAAAAGTGAAACAATAACAGTAAAAAAGAAAAATGGAACTGAAAAAGTCGTTCCCAATACAAAATGGACGCAAAAAGGAAGGCTATTTGTTCATAATTTATTAGAAACATTAGGAATAAAAGCAAATATGGATAGAGAAAAAGAAGGAGCATAATATTTAAAAGAAAATCACAGTCATTAATTTGATTGTGATTTTTTTGTTACAAAAAATAAAATTAAAATATATAAGGAGAAAGAAAATGAATTTAGAAAGAAAATATACTGAAGAAGAAGCAGAAGCGATTAATATGTCAAGAGAAATGGCTGGATTACCGCCTATCACTCAAAATAATGAGAATGTAGCAGTTCAAAATAAAGAAGTCAAGAATGAAACAAAAGCGATTGAAGCTATTGCAACAGAAGAAACGGCGGAAGAAATAAAAGAAAGAAGAAACGAGAACGAAAGAAATAGATTAAAACAACAAGGTGGATTGCGTCCAAACCAACTGTTCCATCACACTTTGATTAACTGGGACGGAAGACCTCAAGATGTAATTTGTAAATATCCAACAACAAAACAAGCGATTAAGTATTCCAAAATGGAAGTTGATCCTGCGACTGGTAAAGGAGTATTTTTATTTGCTGATGTAGTAAATGATTTTCAAAACGATAAATTACTTTCAAAATTTGAAATCGAAGATTTTCCTTCGAGTGAAATTGCGGAATTAGCTACTTTCCTGTCGGAAGTGGTAAGAAATCCCTTCCTTAAATAGAAACCCTGCTTTTTTCTATGAAGGGAAAATGTATATTAATAAGGATGAAATGCTAAAAGAAATAACAGAAGTTGAAAATTTGGCATTTCAGCTCGAATTAAACGATAACTTTAAAAGTTTTAATTCGTTTGAATTTTTAGAAAGATATAACAAAAATGATATTCCTGAAAAGGAATTTGAGACATTTTTGAAGATGTGTTTCTATGATACGGAAATACAGAAAATAAAAGAGCGGGAACAAAAGAAAATGAAGAAAGGAAAATAAAATGGCTAGCGGAGTAGGAGTTACTTATGAGTTAGAATTTGTAATAAAAGACAAGAACGCAAAGCAATGGATACAGTCTATGCAAAAGGAAGCTGAAAGGCTAGCTAAGGCATTGGATAAAGTTACTTTAAATAATTTTAACAAACAGCTTCAGCACATGCAGAAACATTTGCATTCACAAGGAGATAAATTAAAATCACAACTTAAAATGGCACAGGATATGATGAAATCACTTGGAACTGGCAAGACTGTAAAAAGTGGACTGGAAAATGTAAAAAAAGACACACAATCTGCTAAAAAGAAAATGGATGAATTAAACAAAGCAAAAGAAGCGGTTGGAAAATCAGTCAAAGACCCTTTAAAAAATGTTGCAAAAGGGGCTGACAATGCTATGAAAAGAGTAAAAGGACTTTTAAATAAAGTTCGTGATGGAGCATTGTATAAGGCTGGAAGCTTTATTACGCAGGCTGGTGCTGAAGCATTGCAGGAATATGGACAAACTGATTATGAATTACGAGGTGCTTCTGCCAAAACTGGAGGCTTTGGAACAGATTTAAAAGAATACAGGAAACTTGCAAAACAGGTTGGCGGAGCAACTAAGTTTAATAATTTGGATGTTGCGCAGGCTATAAATGCAGGAGCGACTTTAGGGATAAAAAAAGACGAAATGAAAGAAATTATCCCTGCTGCTTCAAATTTAGCACAAGCATTTAATTCGGATATTACGCCGGCACTTGAAATGGTAAAAATGCACATGAACTCTTACCAGTTATCAGCAAAAGAAGCAAAGAAAGTAACCGATATGATAGCTGTTACATCTAAAAATACTGCGGCAGATTTGCCAAGACTTGCTGAAGGTTTTAAATATGTCGGAGCTTCTGGAAAAGCATTAGGAGTTCCGTTGGAAACGGTTTATGCAATGCTTGGTAAAATGAATGATAACGGACTAATAGGTTCCACTGCGGGTACAGGATTAAATCAAATGTTTGAAAGTATGAAAGATTTTAAAAAGCGTGGAAAACTGGAAGGTTTAATCGGTAAAGTTACAGATGAAAAAGGAAATTTACAGGATATGACTTCTATTTTGGAACGGTTAAAAGGTGTAACTGACAAAATGGGAAATGCTGACAAGGCTGGAGTTTTAAAATCTATTTTCGGAGTACAAGGTGGAAGAGCAGTAAACACTTTATTAAATGGAAGTATCGAAGACTTGAAAAAACTTCAAAATGAAATAAAAAACAGTAGTGGAGCAGCTGAAAAATTAAGTAAGTTTATGATGCAAGGAAGTGCTGGGGCAGTTGAAACTTTAATGGGAACAATGTCAAGCACGTTTGCAGCGGTATTTGATTCGTTAGAACCTTTATTAGTTCCAGTTGCAGGACTATTTATGGGAATTGCTGAAGCAATAGGAATGGTTGCTGAAAAAGCCCCTTGGTTATTACAATTAGTTTCTGTTTTGGGAGCATTGGTTGTAGGAGAATTAGTTTTTCAAAAATTAAAGGCAAGTATTGGACCATTTGTAACAGGAATAAAAGAAGCTATCGCAAGTGTAAGTCTATTTAAAATGGTTTTATACGGACTGTTAGCTATTGGATTGGTAGTGATATTCAATCTATTTAAGCAATGGCAGGATTATTTGCAGGAAAATGCTGATGTGAGCAAGGTTTGGGAATCGGCATTGCAAAGTCTAGGTGCTGCATTAGGAGCAATTGGAGATTTAATAATGGCTGTTATTGGTGCAATATTTGGCTTTAGTACAAAATCAGAAGATGCAAAAGACAAAACTAAAATATGGGGAATGACTGCTGATGAAGTGAAACAGAAATTGGAATCGTTTAAGGAAAATGTGGATAAATTTACTGAAAAAGTTCAGGAAATGTCCAAATGGGTTGATGAAAATAAAGAAAAAGTGAAAATTTGGGGCGGAGCTTTCTTAGGATTAGCATTTGGAGTTGGTATCTTGTGGGCTTTAACCGCTGCACAGAATGCATTTAATGCTGCCGCTGCAATGAATCCATATGTCTTTATTGCAATGATTATAATAGGAGCTATTATACTTATAGGTTTTTGGTTAGTAGATTTATACAATAAAAATGAAACTTTTAGAACTGGTGTTAATGAAGTCTGGATGCAAATTCAAGCATTATTCACAACAGTTGGTGGAATTATACAAGGTGTATTGCAACAAATAGGACAAGGCTTTACAGATTTGATGAATAAAAATCCTGAACTGAAAGCGATTGTCGAAGAATCATGGAATTTTATAAAAGATCATATTGAATTGGTTGTAGGTCTTATTATTGGTGGACCATTTGGAATGCTTGTAGCAGGTTTGATTAGGTTGTATAGCGAACACGAAACAGCAAGAGCCATTATAGATGGAATTTGGGCTGGAATATCGGCTGTAGTCGGTGGTGCTATTTCAAATATAATCGGATTTATAAACAATGCTATTGGAGCGGTTAAAAATTTAATAGGAGCATTTAATGATTTGCTTCATTTAAATTGGAGTGGTGTAGGTAGCCATTTACAAGGATTTGGTGGAAATGTTGTAGGAATGGGTAAAAATATTCTAAATAGTATGCCTGGACACACAATTGATAGAGGACTTAAAGCATACAATAACGCTTATAATAATTCTTTGGCTAAATCCCAATTTAAACATAATAAAAATTTACCTAAAACTTCCAATGTGTATAATTATTTCCACAAAGCAGTTGGAACTAATAACTTTCAAGCTCAAGGTGGCGGTGGAATGACTACTATTGATGAACATGGAGATGAAGCTATTTGGCTGCCTAACGGGTCTATGGTTGCGAGAAATACGACAACTCTTGATATGTTAAATAACTTAAAATCTATTAAGAAAAATACACGTGGCGGTGCAAAAGAAGCAGGAGCAGTTGTTACAAATAACAATAAATTTGTATTCAATGTTACTGGAACTGATGAAACGTTGCAGGAATTGAAACGTGAACTTGAAAAATTAGGGATAGTGTAAAGGGGGTATAGAATGCAAGTGATGGATTTTCTAAAAACAAAATTTACCGAGTTTGAAACAATGAGAGATAAATTAGAAAAAATGTATTTGGAATATTTCGGTGTGAAGCCTAACGGCTTTCTAGGAACTATACCTCTTTTAGTTCTCTCGACTGATTATAGTCAAGACAATGAAATAACAGGGTATAAATCGTATTTGAAAGATAATTTTAACGAAAATATGTTCGTAAATCCATATACATTAAAAATCGAAGTAATTCTTCATGGTAAAGAATGGAAAGATGAACTCGAAAAACTTGTAAAAGAATCAAGAAAAAGAAATTACACAATGTTTATGTATACCAAGTTCGATAAGATTTATGCACCTCTTGCAATTACAAGTGTAAGCTATTCTGAAAATTATGAAAGTTACACAAGTATGAAAGTATCAATAAATTTAAAAGAAATAAACTTGCTTAAATTTACTACAACAGATGGAAAAACAACTACGGGAGTATATGTTCCTGAAACAAGTATTCAAAATAAAGAGACCGAATTGCAAATTCCAAGTGACGCAATGAGCGAAAGATATTCAAATGATACAAGGATGGGAGATGTTATGAAGTGAAGAAGCTATATAATTTTGATATTTCATATAAGAAAAATGGCAAAAGTAGTTACAGAATCTTACTTGATGATGGAGAAAAAACACTCGTAACAACATTAGGCATTTACAATATAAATGGGCTCTGGTATTTGGATATAAAGACTGATAACGAGGACTTGCATATTGGACAACGGATTAACACTTATGAAGATTTATTTCTGATATGCAGAAGAAGATATAAGGAATTTCCGAACGTTAAAATGATAGCTTTGCCAATCAATTTGAATGGCTTTGATGTTGAATTTACAACAGAAACGGCTGGAATATTGCAGGATATTATGGTGGTGGTTTAATGGCTGAAAATACAGAAAATATGCAGAGCAACGAGAATAACAGCAGTTATTATATTTTGTGGGACAGATATGCAAAAGTAACTTTTAAAGTAAAAAATGGAAGCGAAACAGAAGATATCGAGTTTGAGAGGTTTCAAGTTGAAAATGGTGTTGATTCATCGCCTGATTTCGAGATAGAAACAGAGTTTGATATTACAGAAAGCACTAATATTGCTAAAATTGTTATCTATAACTTAACAGATGAGATGATAAAGAAACTGAAAAAAGGTGTGGAAGTAGTTATCGAAGCTGGGTACTGGAATGATGGTGAAAATAAGGATATTGGAGTTATCTATAAAGGGATTATCGAAAGTTTAAAAGGCAGTTGGAACAATGCTGATAAGAAATTTGAGATAACTTGCAATACTTACAATGATGAATACAAGGACACAAAAATCAATTTGAAAGCAGGAAAAGGGACAAAAGCAAGTACGATTATAAAACTTATTTTATCTAAGCTGGATAAATTAAAGACTGGAACAATAGAACTTGGAAAAGATATTGACTATAAAGATGGCAAAACTTTGCACAACAATATCAAGCATATTTTCAAGGAACTGGCAAAAGATACAAAAAGTGTTTTCTTTATAACAAATGGAGTTGTTACATTTCAGCCACGAGATAAGATAAATAGAGGTGTTCTGGAATTTGACGCAAACAGGTTTCAAGATGTAAAGGAAAATGATGGAACTTATACTTTAAAAGCGATATTTGACCACAGATTTCAGGAAGGCTTTAGAATGAATTTGGACTTAAAAAAAGAGTTTGAACAGCTAGAAATCAAAGGGGAGTATTTAATTACAAAAGGCAAACACGTAATGAATTTTAAAACGGATGCCTACACAGAATTGGAAATTAAAACTAAATTTGATGATGAAGAAACTAAAAAGGCTAATGAAATTGAGATTGTTACAGGTAAAAATGGTAAGAATGAAAAGGCGTCTAAAAAGAAAAAGAAAGGCGAAAAAAATAAGAATAAAAATAGTAACAAAAAAGAAAGTAGAAAAGATAAAAAAACTAAAGATACTAAAAAAAGGTAGCAAAAAAATCTAATATTAAAAGTCGCGGGAAAAAAGAAAAAGACTGGGACAGAATTGTAAAACAATACGGAGTAGGAGGCAAGAAGTGAGAAAAAAGACAGTAGGCGATCATATCGAAAATATGATAAACGGAAGTTTTGACAATTTAAATACTTTTGCAATAGCTAAAATTGTAGAGGTGGATAACTCAAATATGAGTTGCAGCATACAAATGCTTGATATTCCTGAACTTTTTGGCACTCGCGATGAAGTTGAAGTGATTGAAAATGTACCAATTGCTCCAATTTTCTGGGGAAGCAAATGCAAAATGAACGCTCCATTATCTGTAAACGACAAAGTTTTGGTAGCATTTTGTCAACACGATACATTTAATGCTCGAAATACTTCCGAACCTTGTGAGCCGAACTCTAGTGCTAAATTCGATATAAACAATGCTATTGTGGTTGGACAAATAACAAGTGATGCAGAAAAGAATATATCTAACGACTTCTACATTGCTTACGGCGGAACACTTGTAACAATAAATGATAGCGGAGTTAACATAAAAGGCAGCTCTATAAATATAAGCGGAGCAGTGAGCATTAAAGGCGATTTAGAAGTTAGTGGAGACGCTAAGATTGGCGGGAAATCATTCTTAACTCATACTAATGGCGGTATGCCGTTGGATTAGGGTATAAATAAGGACAATTACAATTAAATACAATAACTGTGATAAAATAATTAAAAAACTATTGACTTTATACGTATTTTGATGTATAATGTGTTCGAGGTGATTAGGATGCCAATGAATTCAAAAGAAATGATTAGATTTTTGAAGAGAAATGGTTTCACCGAAATAAAAGGTGGAAAAGGTTCTCATAAAAGATTTAAGAATTTCGATACCGGTAAGGTAACCGAAGTGCCTTGTCATAGTGGGGAACTTAATAAGAATCTCGAAAGAGCGATATTAAGACAAGCAGGATTGAAATAAATCCTGTTCCCCATTTCAAAAATAGGAGGATAATTATGTATGTAGTGTACCCAAGCATTTTTTCTAAAGAAAAAGAAGGCTATAGCGTTCATTTTCCTGATTTAGGCGGTGCAACATGTGGCAGCGATTTAGAAGATGCATATTATATGGCGACAGACTATATAGGAACGGTCTTAATGGAAGATTTTTTAGAAAAAAAGGAACTTCCAAAAGCAACAGAAATGGGAAAAATAGATATAAGAGCCTATTTTGAAACATTATACGATAAAGATACAGAAAAGAAAGAAATAGAAGAAGCTGTAAAAAATTCATACACAACTTTGGTTGGATTAGATTTACTGAAATATGTTAAAGAAACACAAAAAACAACGGTTAGAAAAAATGTAACTATACCAAGCTGGCTTAATGAAACAGCCAAAAGATATAATATAAATTTTTCAAAAGTGTTGCAAGAAGCCTTGGAGAAAGAATTGGAAATAGAATAGTTTTTTAAAAATATTTAAAATCACAGTTATTAATTTAACTGTGATTTTTTTGTTACAATTTTTTTAGAAAGGCAGTTGATATGAAAAGTGTAGAAAGTTGGCAAACCGAAAAAGACGAAAACAAAGAAATTGATATTGTAATGGGCAAAAATATAGTATTAAGTTCTGAAATAGAAAAAATAAGACTAAGGCTTGAGAATAAGTTGAGATTGTTCTTTAATGAGTGGTTTTTGCACAAGAACGAAGGCATTTACTGGATTAAAAGAAATGAAAATAACGGACAGATAGGAAACTTGTTGGAAAAGTTCAATATTGAAACTCAAGTGAAAGAAACTATTTTAGCGGATGAAGATGTAGCAGAAATAATAAAATTTGAAAGTGATTTTAAAAATGGAACCGGAAATTATAATTTTGATGTTGAAATATTATTGAAAAATGGTAAAACTTTGACAATTTAGGAAAGGAGGAACAATGGATTTTGGAGTAACGGATACAGGATTTGTATTAAAAAGTTTTTCAGATATTATGAAAGATATAGAAAAACGGTATAAGGCAAGACTGCAGGACAATGAATATACTTTAGATTTTAATACTCCTGAAGGTATTCATTCAGAAGCAATCGGATTTGAGCTATCAAAGTTATGGGAAGAACTTTTAGACTTTAATAATCAAATGAATTTAAATACAGCAACTGGAATTTATTTAGATTATTTCGGAACTTTGTTAAGAACTCCACGAAATCCAGGAGCATATGCAACTGGACAGGTAAAAATAACAGGAGAAAAGAATAGAGTTATACCAGCACAGACAATCATAAAATACGCTGAAAAAGAATACAGATTATTGTCTAATGTTGTATTGGATAAATTGGATAATAACGAATATTATGGAGTAGGCTTTATTCAAGCGGTTGAAATTGGAGATGAAAGCAATATTACAAGTGATGTTTCGTTTACAACGGAATATAGCGGAATCTCTAAAATTACAAATGATGTTGATATAACAGGTGGAGCTGATGACGAAAGTGATAGCCTTTACAGAGCAAGATTAAAAAGAAAGCAAACAATTGAACAGACTGCAACACATTCGGCATTGTATAACGGACTTATGGCATTGGAAAATGTAAAAAATGTATTAATATTAGATCCCGAAACAGAGCCGTCAACAGAAGCTGGGACTATTAAGATATTTCTTGAAGGAACTCCTGATAACAAAATTTTTGAAACTATACTGGATTTGAAAGCGGATGGAATATTAACACTCGCAGATTCTAATGCACAAACGTTTGAAAAAAAAATAAAAAGAGATATGTTTGAAAGAAAAATAACGTACAACATTATTAAATACAGTACGTTATTAATTAAAGTCGAAGTATTAGAAACAAAAAATTCTGATGAAAGAGATAACCGTTGGACACCACAAATAAAGCAAGAGATATTGAACTATATTAATAATCTTAGGACAGGGGAATCTATTAGTTATCTAAAAACATATTCAGAAATTTTAGGAATTGACGACATAAGAAAAATTAATCTAAAAATGGGATTAACAGAATCTAATGTTGCAACCCAAAATTTTGATAAAGTTTTCAATGTTCCCGTGGGTCAAAAATTTCAAATAAATGAAAATAATATTGAGGTACTTTATGTATAAAGATAGCAAAGAGTATACAGATAAAATAATCAGCAAGTTTCCGCATATGTACAAAAGAGATAGGGAAAGTAATAACTATTTTTTGCTAGAGCTTTATTTAGAAGAAATAAGGCAGGCAAGTAAAGGAATATACGAACTATTAAAATCTTTGGATATTATGCAGGCTAAAGGATATGCTTTAGATAAATTTGGGACATCATTTAACATCGATAGAAATTTAAGAGAAAACGATGAAGAGTACAGAAGAAGAATACTTGCTGAACTATCTAGAAAAAGTAAAAATTCTACTTTTGAAACAATAATAAGTGTATTGAAAATAATAATTGAAAATTATGAACAGAATGTATTTATTTTTGAAGAAGGTATTGTAAAAAGCAAAAATAATGAAAAAGATATAAATATAAAAAATGGGAACTTTAATGGAAAAAATGAGACACAGTATTTTGAAGAAAAAGCAGGGAGTATTTATATAGTTCTAAACAAAAGATTACCGACTTATGCAAAAAAAGGAATAATAAATATTTTGCTTGAAATAAGAGCAAAGGGTGTAGAAATAACAATAGATTTCAAATATAAAGTTCAGACAGCAAGCTATATTTCAAATTTAGCTTTTATCGGAACTACAAGAGTTTTAAAAGTAGAAGATGGATTTTATGACGAAATTTTACAACAAAAGAGTTATGAAAGCAATTTAGCTAGAATGAATGTTATTACACAGGAAGGGGTAAGATAAATGTTAAAAAAAATAAAAGATTGGATTGGTTCTAATTTAGACGTGTATAAAGTGGAGAGCGCAAGTGATGTTGGAACAGGACTTTATAGGCACATCTGGAAAGGGAGAGAAAATGCTACTCAAATTGGAACTACATTGAATGCTGAAATTATGAATAATCTGCAAAATAGCTTAGTTCACTCTATAAATGCAACAAAAACAACTGGATCTGGTACTGATTATTACATTTGCAATTTAGAAGGCTTGACAGAATTTGGATTAAATAATGACTTGAAATTAAGAATTACAGTAGATAATGCTAATACAAATGCAACAACAAAGCTAAGATTAAATAATGTCGATTATACATTATTAAAAGAACAAAACGGAACTTTGAAACAAATAGAAGCTGGAGACATTCATACAAACAAAACATACGAATTAATTTACAACGGAAGTCAATTTGTAGTAATAAATCTATTCAAAAATTTTGAAAGTTCTTACTTGGATAACTGTATCAAAAAAACAGATTTTGCAGAAGAAAACAAAGCAGGAATAATCTCGTTAAGTGCTGTAAAAGGATTAATTCCGAATGTTCCGAACGCAACAGAATATGCAAATGGAACAGTAAATTTAAGACAAATAAAAGATATAATTGACACAAAAGTTCCGAATGCAACA